CAAACAATAACCTTACAGATACCGCTGAAATCAATTTACGAGCTTGAAGTAATAATCTTCTCACATTTATTCTATCAAGAGCTGATTGAGCTACTTGTAGCGTTTTGTTACCCCAAATTACTGTTCCAACATCAGAGAAAGTCGCAATTGGATTGATACGTCCTTGGTAAAGGGTGTCTCTATCTTCTTGTGTTAATTTCTTTCTAGCTTTAACAGAGTTTACGATACCTCTTGTATAACCTGCCGCTGCGAACCAAGGGAACGCAATATTATCAGTTAACGCCAAGTTTCTAACAACTTCCGCAGTTGGTGGTAAATAGATTTGTGTATTATTAACACTATCTCTTGTTAACACCCAAGGGTAGTAAGTTGCTGTGTAGTTAGAGTCAAGACCGATGTCCTCTAAACTATTTACCGCTTCTTGTGGGTAAATTAAATCAGTTGCTAAATCAACAGTTGCGGTAAATAAATCAATATCAGGTGTAGTACAAACGTATAATGAATCCGCTCTATTAAATTCTATCATTTCAATAGCATCTTCAACTAAATCACTGTTATTTACATAATCAATACCAGGGGTTACAAATATATTAATATTTACAGCCTCAGGATTAGAGAATGTTTGTTGACCTAATAAATAAGCGTAATAATCAGAATTACCCCAATCAACAGTATTGTTTCCAACGGTAATTTGTTTAAATGCTCCCCAGCCTGTTGCTGTTGGATATTTAATGTCCGAACAGTACCCATTTAAGAATCCTATTCTACCTAACTTAAATGTGTCGGTATTTGTTCTTGATTCTCTATAGATATCCCAACCATCAAAACCACCTTGAACCAATAATGAGAATTTACGAGAGTATATTCTATAGTAAGGACTTGCCTCACTTGTTGGGTCGGATGTAAATGTTGCATCACCAACATAATAAGCGGGTGTTCCACTAGTTGTGTAAATATTAGATATTGTAATACCACTAGCATTTTTATCCATATGGTAACCTTTAGTTAATGATAACCATTCAGCGGAATCACTATTAACACATAAATTTAAAGGTCTTTGTTTACCTTTGTATTGAAATAAATCAGAATCAAATCCTGCTCCATTACCTGTTGAAATACCTAAATAAGTTCTACGAACATTATCTCCCGGACTTAGTGTTGAATCATTTGAACCCGAACTTAAACCAAATGGAGGGTCAAACACGACTTCACCTGGATAATCGTATTTAGTTTTATAAATTGGGAAAGGTGATTTTGATGAACCATATTGTCTCATTTTAAATCCTTGAAATCCACAAGGTAAAGAGTCAATTGGTGCATCCTCATTCATCTCAACCATAATGTATTTAGAATTTAACGCATATTCCCCATCTGTTGTACCAATTTTTTGTGCCACAAATGAATTATCTTGAGGATTCATAGAACAATTTGTAAATTTCTCAATAACCACTGGATTACTATCAGTGTCGTAAAAATCTCTAACTAAAATATCGAAAGTTAAATTACCAAAAGACATATTCGATATTGAAATTTTAACTTCAGTATTTGCCGAATTACCATCTGAAATTGTTGCAAATCTAAATAAATTAAAAACTTTATTACCCCTAACTTCTGATACTACCCATGGAGATGACGGTGTTTGATATTTCTCTAAGTAATACGCTATTGAAGATGAATCACCACCCGCCGCTCTTGGTAACGATATTAAATCACAATTAATACCTCTAATGTAACCTTTATTATAACCATAGTTTAATAATGACTGATATTTTTCTTCAACAAACACAGGAACTGTTGTTCTTGGTTTTGAAAAGTTCGATGAACCAAAAACTTTAGAAATATATTTAGAATCTGATTCACTAAAAGATGTCTCAAATAGATATGTGTTTCCTTCATAATCTGTTACATTTAAACCAAATTGATTAAATGGGTTTTTAGATATGTTTGAATAAGTCGATGCTGTACAATTAATCGAAACATCTGTTAATCCTGATACTTGATAAACAGGTCCATTACTATCTGTACCATATGTTGCAATACCTCTTGAACGTAATGTTGCAATTACCATATCATCAAAATCTGTATATGACACACCTGAGTAAACATAAATTTTACCACTAACAGTACCACTATAACAAGTTTTTATTGAACCTACGTTACTACTTCCAGTATTACCTGTTGTTGAAGGATTACAAGGATTTTCGATAATTACATTGACAGTCCAATTATTAATCACTGAACCATCCTGAGAAGTTAAAACATAAGGTTTAGTTCCCCCTGAAAAGTTTTGTGTTGTTCCACTACTTTGTTGGGTAACACCACTAACCGTTACACCTGTTGTACAAGCACTAAACGTAACCGTCAATGCTGTTAAACCTGATGTTGGCGTTGTAAATGGTAACACAACATCAATTGTGTTAGTATTATAATTAATACTACCTGACGTTAATGAAACTGTTGAAGAACTAACTGAAAACGAGTAAAATGTTGCACAATTTGAAGATGTGTTTGTTTGAGTTAAATTTGTTACAACATTATAATACGAAAACCCGCTATAAACACCATTAGTGTTATCAAACAATGAATAGTACCAAGGGTCGTTATTTGCATCTGTGTAATCAGCATTTGTTGAGCTAACATCATCAACACCGTACACGTTATTTACAGATGTGTAAGCACTTAATGAGTTATAATCAGAACCTGATATTGTACCGTAATAATTAATTGATGTTGCAGAATGACTTGGTGTTACAATAATATCAAATAATTGTGTTTGAATATCATCTAAAATTCTTGAAGTACTACCATTAAATAATTCGTAAGTATCGTTAATTTTATTAGAAATTAATGTTGGAACTGAAAATACTTCCACACTACCAAGATTATCATTACAACCTGTGAAAGTATAAGTAAATGGTGTTATGGTATAACCAGTACAAATATCTAAACATAAAGATAAATCATATGTAGAACCCGAACATTCAAACCCAACAGTTGATTTATCAACATTTGCTATTGTTTTTATAGACCAAGATGGTCCTGCGTCATATCCTGACAATCCCAAAATTCTAGTAACAAACAATTGGTTTGATTGTTGTAAATAAGATTTTGCGATGTACGAAGCCTCATACTTCGGTATTTGTGTATTGATAAACTTTTCAGGGGATGTTCCTCCAAAAAAAGTTGAGAATTCATCGAAGTTACGTATAAAGATTGGTTCAAATGCGGGACCTTTTTGTGTCTCACCTACGATACCTAATGTGGTTACACCCACACTCTGTGCTACGAAACTTAAATCAACTTCGGAAGTATATACCCCAGGAGATACGAATACTTTGCTGTTTGTTGCCATTAGTTTGTTTTGTTTATAATTTTATTTATATATAAATATTAAAAAAAAACCAAAATACTTTACTTCGTAGCAACTATTTATATTTTAGGGAGATTATTTTCTACCTTTTTTCTACTTATGGATAAAGACATCAAAAAGATTAAAAATTTAAAGATATCTGTGGAGACACACGAAATTCTTAAAACCTACTGCGAAAAGAAGGGTATTAAAATGTATCGTTTTTTAGAACGACTAATTGTTGAGAAGTGTAACCCCAAAAAGGATATATATGGGGAGGATTAAAATATCTTATCAATGAATTGAATTGTGGATTCTAATGTGTTATTGTTTTTAACAACTTCTAATCTCAAAACGTCACCAGAGTTAATTTGAATCAACGACAAATCAGTACCGTAATAGTCATCATTAATATAAACATCAAATGAATCGATGTTTGTTGTTATACCAATTTTAATATCAACAACATAGTTAAATAATTGAGTTAAGGTGGTAGTACCAACTAAAAACAATGCTTGACTTCCGGAACCTTCCTCAACAGGTTTTCTTTTATTACGTCTTGTTGTCTTTTTTTCAATTTCAACAACTTGTAATACTCTTGTAATTGCTGGTGATACTTCAAACTCATCTTCATCAATTAAAAACCCCAACATAGTGAATTCATAACTTTGTATGTAATATTTTCTTTTTTCTACATCAACAACTGATTCATCGGTAATACCACCCATAACAATTGGAATATAGTGACCTTTGATTACCGCATAAGCCTGTCTTGATGCAAATTTTTCTAAAATAACCTGATTAAGTTTATTTAACTCTCTCATTCTATTACAAATAATTTTAACTGAGTATGTAATATCAACAGGAACAGGTTGAGGTATTGTATAAACATCCATACCATTTCTCTGTCCGTCAAAGGTTGGTACTTGTGCATAAAAATATTGTCTTCTATTTGGAATATTATACAAAACTGATGGATTAGTTCCGAATTTAACCTCCGGTTGTCTAATTGTTGTAATAAATGGTGGTTCCGAATTTTTATCAATATTTTGAAAATTCCAAGTTTCAGTGAATTGAGCCCAATTTTGAGTTGTAATGATAATATCGACAGTTGGAATTGTTTTACCTTCGACAACGACTTTTAAATCGTCTCTAACAAAATCTAAAAAACCTCTATCTAAGTCGGCATGCAATAAAGATTTTGGAAGGTAAGTTCCGTCTTTATTGATTTTATCCAAAAGTTCGTGTCTTCTTGGTAGAAGTGTTTTGGACTCCGTTAATGGTATATTTTTCTTTATTTTGTTTGGTAAACCCATTTTATAGTTTTGTTTCTTAAATTTATAATTTCTACTTTCATTATTCTATTGTAACTGTTTTAACGGGTAATTTAAATTTATCTTCAAACCATATTTTCATAGGTTCTTTCCAACGACCACCAAACATAGAATCTAAAAGGTCACCATATTCACGACTAACCTCTAATATTGGTGATTTTTGTTTCCAAGATTGAGATGATGGTTCGTCACTATAATATTCTACATCTAAATAATAAAAAATAACATCACTATCTTCTTCACCTTCCCAATCTCCATTAAAAAAAATTAAAAAGTTTTTGTTTTCTTTATAATCAACTAAATCACCATCTTCACCGTCATCCATACCATAAACCCAACTAATATTATCTTTATCGAAATCTCCGTCAATATATGAATATATTAAATCAAATAGTTTATTTTCTGTTATTAACACTTTCATTATAGTCCTCTAAATTCGTTATTTGTAACCGGAGATGCCATAATAGTTCGGTAAAATGGCTTAAACCCTCCATAAGTATGTTTGTTGTCAGAAGTTACCCTTCCATCGTTATTAACCGTATAATATCTTACTTTATCTTCAGTTTCATAGTATCCAATATAATCACCATTATTAACATCCACTTCTAATTCATCCAAATCTCTTTGATAAACAGATACTTTCATATTACCCGGTTCTATTTGGTTTATTTTAGAATTACCCAAATTTTTGTTTTCAGGGGCCATAATTTGAACGTACCCTTTAAATTCAACCGGTGGTAAAAATTTGATACCATCAGATACCGTCTCACCATAGACATCGTCTGTCTTAGTCTTATATCTATCAACACGATATAGAACTAATGTAAAGTTCATATCCCCGTGTAACCATTCTTGTCCAAATGATAACTCTAAATTAAAATCTTCCGCTCCGAAAAACTTACCTAATCTTGTTATTGGAACTAATTTTTGCATATTAATGTTGTTTTAATCTATTATGATATGCCTCAGATTCAATAGACGATGAACTAATAACAACATTAATATTAAAATAATTTTTAATAGTGTTTTTAATCTCACGATTCCATTGGTCTCTATAAACATCAGTTTTTCTCATGTTGTCTTTCCTCAAGAATTCACTTCCATCAGGGACAACATATGTGACCATCATATAGTATTCATCCTTATAAGTTTCCATTGGTTTTAAATTAAAACCCATATCGGATACACCATTAGGTTTAATGACATTCATCATTTTACCTATCATTTTTTCTAATTGTGTTTGATTCATACTCATATCTTGATAAATATTATAAAATATGTTATATTTTTACTAAAAGATTAATTTTGGAAAACAATACATCTGAAAATTCTAATTTAACAATAGAACAACGAGCAATATCTCTTCTTGAAACTTATCAAGGGGCAAACAACTACATCCTAAAATTAAAATTTCAAAAGGAAACTAACAAAAGATTCTTCCCTACCCGGGCACAATCTGACTACATAATAAACTTTAACGAAGTTACACCAAAGGTAGCTAAAAGATGGGTTGATTTAGACCCCTACTTTGCCAAAAAAATTGCTGACGAAAAATTGTTACTTACAATCCCCAAACAGGTATGGGTGGAAAAGCTATTAGTTGAGAAAGAAAAATCCTACCACGTTTGGGGAAAAGTTTTAGAATCTGAAACAATTCACGATTTTTGGTTACCAAAAGGTGCTCTGATTAAAACACACACAATTAAGGATATTGTTGTGGATTATTCAAAATATTCCAATAGACCACCATTAGAACATCAAAAAGAAGCTATCGAAAAACTTGCGGGTTCAAAAAGATTCATTCTTGCCGATGATATGGGATTAGGTAAGACGACTGCGACGATTATTGCCGCATTAGAGACAGGAGCAAAGAAAATACTAATAGTTTGTCCGGCATCGTTAAAGATTAACTGGCAACGTGAGATTGAGAACTACACCGATAGAAGTGTTTATATCTCCGAAGGTAAGAATTTCTCAATAGAACACGATTTTGTGATTGTTAATTACGATATTCTTAAAAATTTCTATGACCTTAAAGGTAAAACAGAATCTCTAATCACACAAGGAAATTTTGAATTAATTATCTTGGATGAGGCTCATTATGTGAGTAATGGACAAGCTGCAAGAACAAAATTGGTTAATAGTTTCTCAAAAAGTTGTGAAAGGGTGTGGTTATTAACCGGGACACCGATGACTAACCGTCCAATGAATTATTTTAATTTATTGGCTCTTATTGAAAGTCCGGTAGCACAGAATTGGATGGCTTATGCTATTAGATATTGTCAGGGTTATCAATTTACAGCAGGAACTCGTAAAATATGGAATGTAACCGGGGCATCAAATTTGGAAGAGTTGAGAGACCGAACATCAAGACAAGTTTTACGTAGATTAAAAACTGAGGTGTTAGATTTACCCGAGAAAATTATTACACCAGTTTATTTAAGATTAAAATCAAAACTTTATGAAGGATTGATGGGTGAATACTATGATTGGTATAATAAGAACCCCGATGAGTCAACATCTCTAACGGTTCAGTTCAGTAAGTTAATGAAGGTTCGTCAAGTGATTGCTGAAGAAAAAATCAAAGACACAATAGAATTAGCTGAAAATATTTTGGAACAAGATAAAAAAGTCATAATCTTTACCAACTTTACTGAAACATTAAACAGAATTGCCGACCATTTTGGAAAACAAGCTGTGAGATTAGATGGCTCAACATCAAAACCTCAACGACAATATGCGGTAGACCAATTCCAAGATAATGAAAAGATTAAAGTGTTTGTTGGTAACGTAAAGGCGGCCGGAGTAGGGATTACATTAACCGCCGCAGAAGCTGTAATCATTAATGACCTATCATTTGTTCCGGGTGACTTAGCACAAGCGGAAGACCGAGCATACAGATACGGACAAAAAAATTCGGTATCAGTTTACTACCCAATTTTTGATAACTCAATTGAGGCAATCATTTACGATATGGTAAATCAAAAGAAATTAAATATTGGAACCGTAATGGGTGACAATATAGAAGATAAGGGTGATTTTATCGGTGAGCTTATGAATAAAATAAACAACAGAGGTTAATTTTGTTGTTTATTTTATTTTTTTAACATAATATTTTGGTAGTTATAATTTTTTGTTATATATTTGTCCCTAATATTAAAACAAGCCTATTATGTCAAATAATGAAACCAAAGTTTATTTAGTACTTAATGAAACTAAAGCAAAAAAATGTACCTCAACTCAAATAGAGGAAATTAGACAACTTTTTAACACAAATCCGGGTGTTAAAAATCTATTCAAAAACCAAATTAACAACGTGTTAAAAGAGGTTTTCCCCAATAATTACTACGATAAAGGTAAATATTCAAATGGTGAAATGTCCGGAATTTATGATTTAGAACAAGAGGGTCGTTCAGTAATCAACAAATTAAATACTAATTATAGTTGTTTTGGTGTGTTACTTAGAGATATTAATCAAGTTTTAACCTCCACAAAAAATTCCACAATAAATTTCTCAAATCAATCATCAGATAACCAAATAACTGAGGTAAAAAAATTTATAAATGTTATCGAACAATATAAAACTCGAATCTTTGACCCAACATCAACAACATTCCAATCACTTATGATGGTTTTAGGTCAAACCCACGCTTGGGGTCAAAAACGTGAAGATACAACAATCGAAATCCTTAAAAAACAATTCGGAATCAATAATGTTACCGCTGTCGGTAAACTTGGTAGTAGTGAAGATATGATTGGGGGTATTGATTGTGAAATAAAAATTGGTAACCAAACAAAAACTGCTCAAATAAAACCTTTCACACATATTATATCCCATAACAATCACTCTATGGTGTTGGGGTCAGGTAATGTTAAAAAATATCACACAGATTGGATAATATTTGCTAAAAACAATAAAGATGTCTTAATATTTGACAATAACCTTAGTAAAATTATTGACGGTAATTTTGTTTTCCCCGAAGAAAATTTAATTTATACTCTTAGCTGATATTTATATAGAAACACAAATCTATATGGCTGGAATTGCAGAACCGGAAAGAACCCAACTTTACACAAGAATCAAACACTTATTGGGTGCACCACTTCGTTCGATTGAAATCGAAGACGAAATGATGGATAGTTTAATGGAATTATCTATTAGCGATTATTCACAATATATTCAAGATTGGTTAATCGAATCACAATGGACTTCATTATATAATCTTAATTTAGACACACAATCTCTATCGAGAGCATTTATAACCAAAAGTTTAGATTATGAAACTCGATATACATACGCTTACTCCAAAATCGTTGGACTACAAGCCGGTGGTGATTGGGAACTTAAAAAAGATTACGTCGATTTAGTTCCGGGACAACAAATTTATGAAATTCCCGCAAATAGAGAAATTAACGAGGTTATGTGGTATACACCAGCCGAACTTAATAGTATGTTATTAGACCCTTGGTCTTTTGGTGCATTAGGTGGCGCCGGATTAGGTGGACCGGGGGGTTTCTCACAAATGGGAATGGCTGGGTCGATGTTTATGATGCCAGCATTCGATATGTTATTGAGAATGCAGGAAAATAATATACAAAGAAGAATTATTGCCGGAGATTTAACTTATAGAATTACCGCTTTACCCGAAGGTAAAAAGGCGTTACATTTAATGCAAGTACCGGGGGGTAAATTTGATTTTGGTCAAGCAACAATGAAGAGGGGAAAGGTGTGGTATTGGTTTTATGATGCAGGACCAGCTGATAGAGATAGTTGTTTAAAATCAAATCCCGACATTATTAAATTACCATCAGACGTTCCATTGGATGGAATTGATTGGATAGATTTAAATAATCCGGCTCAGGTTTGGGTTCGTCGTTGGTTTGTTGCGTACGTTAAAGAAACATTATCAAGAGTTCGTGGTAAATTTAGTGGAAATATTAAAACTCCGGATAGTGAATTAACAATGGATTATCAATCATTAGCAACAGAAGCAAAAGATGAAAAATCAAAATTAATTGAAGAATTAATTGGAGCTGAAGGTAAATTAACGAGATTGAAACCTGAAAAAGTGATGGAACGTGAGGCATTAATAGCTGAGAACTTAAATAAACAATTAAAGTTCAGAGCAATGCCAAGACAAATATACGTAATTTAATTTATATGACATTTATAACAAGAACAAAAATTGGAAACAAATTATTCGGAATAATGTCCGATTTACCAAATAAACAGGCTATTAAAATAATAACCGTTCCGGAACATAGAACAAATGGTGAGGAATTTATATTGGTTAAAGATGTTGATTATTGTAAGATACTTTTAGACCAAAATACAACAGAACATATTGTGATTAAAACTTTAACAAAAGTAATTATTTTACCGATGATGGGTCAAATTGACGAACAATATGATGAAATCGTAATCGATAGAGGGGCAGCTGTTGAGTTCTTTCGAGTTGATGGTAACTGGTACATTATTAGTTCCGATGGGTTAAAATTAGAATAAAAAAAGGTGTCGAATATGACACCTTTTTTGTTTTAATTAATATGTTCTTCCCATCCCGGTTCCGCTAAATCATAAATATAGTCAGGACTAACACCGACTTTATCCCAAAATTTTAACTCTAAATCAGTTATAGTTAATAAATCCTCAATTGTATCTTGGTCGGCATCTTTATTTGGAACACCACCAATTAATTCACATTGAGTCTTAGTGAAAAACCCTCTATCTTCCGGATTAGCGATTAATAAATTTTCTCTTAATTCCTTATTAAAAACAATCAATAATGGTTCAACCTTTTTATTAAATGTTGAGATTGCTCTTGCGATATTATAGTCACCCGTTAAATCGGGATTATTCTCAATTTCGGTTTGGTCTAACAGATAACAATTAAGTTGTATTGTTGATGTTGACTTATCTTCTGGTTCCATACCATTCACAGATGTAAATAAATCTAACTCTTTTTTAGTGTAATTGTTTTTTGTTATTTTTTGAACGTCTCCGTGGGAGGCTTTAGTTCCATTATTAACATAACTAATCACATCACCCAACGAAACTTTTAAGTTGTGTTTAATTGCCAGTTCAAGGTGTGCCATCCTTGACATTAATGAACCCGCCTTTGTTTTTTGAGTGCATCTTTTTTTATAATCATCGATAGATAATTTAATTCTCGCTCTTTGTGCGATTTGTTTTAATGGAATTTTTTGGTCGTAAATTCTTTGGTGATACTCAAAATACCACTCAATAAATTCTTGTCCTTTCCCCTCCAATAATAATCTCACCCCCTTATCTAAGAAGACCTCAATATATAGTGGTAATTTTTTAGATTTGATAGAATTTCCGGTTAATTTAATCTTACCGTTGGATTCCATCGTGGCATAATTTTTTCTACTTAAATTAATACAAGAATCCCAAGTCCCATCGCAATCTAACCCCATCGAATTTTTCATAAACAAATCGTTATATTCTGCGGTGTCGGCATAATAACCCCTATATTCTTTACCCTCTTTAACCAACCAATTTAATCCTTTTCCAATATAAACTCTATCCTCAACACCACCTTCCGGTAAACTAAAATTTACTCCATCAGTATCGAGAACCAAAGGTGTATACCCCCTCTTTACGAAGTATTTTACCATCTGACGAAGATATTGTCTTCCGGTACAAGTAATTCGTTCTCCACTATTCATTTCCCCCCATTCATATACGTGAGGAGCGCTTAAACCACCAAATAAAGAGTTGAT